CAGATGGCACAAAAGCGTATAGGCATGGCAGAGGGTGGATTTGTTGATCTGGAATCGCGTTTAAGTGCCCAACGTAGGGGTTTCTCAGGTGCTGGGCAGGTGCCACCACAGCAATACTTGGTACAAGACCCTTTTCAAAGACCAGACGGTATAACCCCTAGTCTGGGATCTGGCTATCTCGCAGACGCGCTTCGTCCTGCAATAGGTATAGGTCAATTACCTACACAACTACCTACAGACGTAGCTATTTCATCAGGTGTACCACCTCACTCACACGGTGGCGGCGGTGAGGTTCTACCAAGCGGCGATTTATCTGGTGGTAATAACCCTGCACCTAATCAGCAACCACAGGATTTAAAGTCTGTTTTTGAAAAGCAAAAAGAGCTAGACATGGGTTTTGCTCAGATTGATATGGAAGCACAGACTAAAAAGGATGCGCTTCAAGAAGCTCTTACAATGAGATATGGTTTTGCAGAAGGTGGCGATACATCTGGTGCAGATGACGATAAAAAGGATAAGCCTGACCCAATGTCTGAGGCAGGTAAGGCTGCTGCTGGGCTAACTAAAACTGCGCTAGAAAGCCCTGAGACTTTAGTAAAAGATACAGAAGTTAAAGAGACTACAGAAGAACAAAAGAAGGCTGGTGAAATTGCAGAAGGCACAGGTGAGGCTGCTACTGTAGATGAAGCTGCTGCTACTGTTGCTACACCTGCTGCTGCAGTTACAGCACCTGTAAAAACACCTGCTGCTACTGTTCTTCCTGAGACTGTTTCTGCAGAAGTAAGTGATACACTCAAGAAGCTAGAGGCTGCTACAGGTAAGCCAAGCTCTGATGCATTAGCAGAAGCTGCTACAATGTCACCAGAGAAGCTAAAAAGCTTAGGCCTTACTGTTGAGCAGATTGAACAAGCTCGCCGCGTAGAAGGTGCGCCTACTCGTAAGGTAGAAGCTGGTGAGATGATTGAAGGCTCCACAGTAGACATGGAGCGTGTAAAGAAAGAAGTAAACTTTGAGGCAGCTACAGGTGCACCATCAACTGATGCTACTGTACAAGGACAGCTAACTGGCTTGATGGAAGACTTTGAGGGTGCTGCTCCCCCTGCATGGGCTGCAGGTGCTATGAGGGCAGCGGCTGCACGTATGGCTAGTCGTGGACTGTCATCTTCATCTATGGCTGGACAGGCTATCGTACAGGCTGCAATGGAGAGCGCCATCCCTATCGCCTCTCAAGATGCTAAGACTGTTGCAAGCTTTGAGATGCAGAACCTGTCAAACAGGCAGCAGACTGCTATGTTCGCTGCACAGCAACGCGCTCAGTTTCTAGGCTTAGAGTTTAACCAAGATTTTCAAGCTCGTGTAACTAACGCAGCTAAGATCTCTGACATTGCCAATATGAATTTTAGTGCAGAGCAACAGATTGCGCTAGAGAATGCTCGTATGGCACAGACTGTTGATATAACAAACCTTAACGCTAAGAATGCTAAGATCATGGCTGATGCTGCAGCTATGTCACAGGTAGACATGGCTAACCTCAACAACCGCCAACAAGCTAACATACAATCTGCTAATGCGTTTCTTCAAATGGATATGGCTAACCTGTCCAATGAGCAGCAGACTACAATGTTTGCAGCACAGGCGCAGATCAATGCTATGCTTTCTGATCAGGCCGCAGAGAATGCTGCTCGACAGTTTAACGCTTCTAGTGAGAACCAAGTAAATCAATTCTTTGCTGATCTAGGAGCACGGGTACAACTCGCTAATGCTGACCAAGCTAATGCTATGTCACGATTCAATGCAGGTGAGGCTAATGCCTTAGCACAGTTTAACACAGCACAGGCTAATCAGCGTGAGCAGTTTAACGCTACAAACCGTTTAGTGGTAGCACAGGCTAACGCCCAATGGGCACAAGCATACACGACAGCAGATAATGCAGCTATCAATGAAGCAAACCGTTTAGATGCTCAGCGTCAGGGGCAGATGACATTGAATGCGTATAATGCTACAATTCAAACGTATCGTGATTTGATGAGTTTTGCTAATACTACAGCAAACAATGATGCAGATCGTGCTACATCAATTATGGTGGCTAAGATACAATCAGATGCAGCAAAGTATGGTGCAGATAAAGCAGCACAGGCGGCAGCGTCATCAGCGGCAGCGGAAAAGACTTCTGGTTTCTGGAATGCTGTTGGTTCTTGGGCTGGCAGCGCATTCGGATAAGGATAATATAATGGCTAATCAATACCGCTTTCTACCTGACTTTAGTGTCTTTGAGAATGATGAACAGAATAATGTATCAACAGAAGATACAAGCTCTTCTATCATGTCTCGTAATAGGCAGGTTGATACAGATGCATCAGGTACAGGTGGCGAATTTTTAGAGCGCTTCTATCAAAACCTACGTGGTTCATTTAAGGACGATGATAAGTTTAAACAGACGTTTATGTCTAAGGATCGCCCTAAGCCTGATATTTCTGAGCTACGATCTTACGTTGACAGGGTTAAAGGCTCTAGTGGTATTGAAGATGCCTTACTTGAAGCCACAGGGATGTATAATACTGGTATGCCATCTGATGATAACTCAATGACTATTAAAGATGCACCAGACGGTATCACTATACCTAAGCAACCAGATGTCATGGTAGATGAGCTATCTTCTGGCTTAGGGTCATACCTACGTAACCGCACCAACAAAGGTTCGTCTTTTGTAGGTGAAGGTGTACAGATGGCTAGTGCAGGGTCTTTATCTATAGAGGATATGGATCTAGCTAGAATGATGGCAGGTCAAACCATGAGGAAAGAAGCTGCTGAGATGGGCTTACCTGTGGTTGACATGGAAGAAGAAGCTAAGAAAAGCGCTGTAGAGGCAGCAAGGGAGAGAGCTAAGAAAGGTATCACACAATCTAAAGGTGCCCCTCAAGGGATTATGTCTCCCAAGGCAGTAGCAGAGGAAGAGGTAGAAACTGCAGAAGATACTACTCCAGTAGTAGAAGATAGAGGATCTGCGAGAGAAGATGCTATATCTGCTGGGTTAGAGAAAACAGTACCGCCCGGTATAAAGTTTGTTAAGGCAGAAAACACTTCTGCAGGAAAAGCTGAAAGAGGTATGTATCAGTACGCATATGAACAGGGCATCAAGGGAGATGAATTACGTTCATTTATGGCACAAACCGCACATGAGTCACGTAGATTTGCGAGTATTAGAGAGGGTGGGTATCTTAAAACAAAAGTTAACGGCTCTTGGGTTGAACGTACTCCTGCACAGATAGCCGCTAAACTTGGAGGTAGTGCTGAAAGAAAAGCTGCCTTTAATGCACTAGCTAATAACAAAGCATTTACTGACGGTACAGACGCGCAAAAAAATAATATGATATTCGACATATATTATGACGATCAGTATAGAGGTGAGGACTTTAAATTAGGTAATACTGAGGTTGGGGATGGTAGCCGCTACAAAGGTAGAGGTTACATTCAACTAACAGGCAGGGCAAACTATAGACAAATAGGTGAAGATATAGGCATTGACCTAGAGAATAACCCAGAATTAATGTTAGACCCTAAAATAGCCAGAAAAGCAACAGTAGCTTGGTGGAAAAGAAATGTTAGATCAAGAGAGCCTGATTACACTAATACAACACGAGTAACCCAAATAGTAAATGGTGGTGACGAAGGCTTAGATGATCGAAAAGAATTGTTTAGCAAGTACAGATTCAATGCACCTCAAACTTCCCTACGCCCTTCTGCTAGACCTGACACAAGAGTAGCATCTAACTAATGTTTGGCTTACCCCTAGAATTACTGACTATGCTCTTCTCAACAGTGTTGGGGGGAGTAATGTCTATATGGGGTCAGAGCATGAAGAACAAGCAAGAGCAGAATAAGATGATGCTTGCTAATGCTCAGTTTAATGCAGATCAAGTCAACTCTGCTAGGGATGCAGGTAAGACAGATAAGCACTTTGCATGGACACGTAGAATCATTGCTCTATCTGCTGTGTTCTCTATTATAGTGTTGCCTAAGCTGGTGGCAGTATGGTATCCTGACGTAAGCGTTATTGTAGGGTACACAGAAGTACAGGGCGGCTTCCTTAACTGGCTGTTTGGCCCTGCAGAAGCAACCCAATGGAAGTACGCTAACGGATTCGTAATAACCCCCTTAGACACACATATCGTATCAGCCATCGTAGGATTATACTTTGGCGCAGGATTTACAAAGTAAGGCATAAAGATGACAAACTTATTTCAAGGGCCAATTCCAGGTCAATCTCTAACAGATGAACCACGTAACCATGCATGGGAAAACCCACCTGAGATGGATACAATGGAAGAAGCTGTCATGTACTACATTGATAAGCTTTCTGATGAAGACTCTATGGATGATCTGGCCCTATTGTTTGACCTTGGAGCTAACATACAGGACGTTACAGAAACCTTGATGATCATGGGTACTATGAAAGGGTTGCACACCGTTGATGTACAGATGCTGGCTGCACCTATCGTAGGAGCCTATATAAAGGCCGCTATGGTGCCCTATGGTGTTGAGACACCTGAGACAGCAGTAGATCCAGATAAGCTACGCACAGCGCGTGAGAAGCGCCGCTTAGATGTAATCATTGCAGACGCCATAGAAAAGAGCGTTAAGTCTGGTGAGGATGAAGGAACAGAGATGCTTCGTGGTATGCAGGATGCTATAGACGAAGAACCAGAAGCAGCAGCAATAGAACAGCCTATGGATAAAGCCCCAGAGGAGCCTATGGTTGAAGGTGAAACACCGCAAGGTCTTATGGCGCGAGGACAATAGATATGAGTGAAGCAGCACAAGCATTTCTGACAGGGTTTTTTAAGACATCTGCAGAGAACATTCAAAGACGTAAGAAAAAAGCAGAAGATTACATGGATGATCTTCGTGAGAATCAGGCTGCGTATCAAGCTAAAGCTGACTTGAAGATTAAAGCACGTAATAATGCTGAAACTCTTACACAGAAAATCCTTAGTAAGGGCGGCACAAAAGATATGGTAAAGGCTGCATATGCAGAGAATGGCTTAGATGGGTTATCTACTTTAGATGGTGTTCTGTCTAAAGGTGTAGCAAGTCAAGGCATAGACTTTGTGAAGAACAACGCTGATATATTTGCTGCCACTACTCTTGATCCTTCTATGACAGGTGTGACTATACAAGATATGCTTGATGAAGGTTTTGGCATTGGTAAGTATACCACAGGCGATTATAAACGCCCTGAGTCTAATTGGTGGGATCGTACAACTGGGCGTACTGCTATGGACGATGTTCGCTTCAAGCTAGACCAAGAAGAAGTCTATGAAGGCATGAGCTTGTTTGATCTAAAGCAAATGGCGTCATCCTCTGCGTATAATAAAGTAGGCGGTAACTCTTACCTTACTTACCTGTCTCCTAACTTGTTTGGTGAGAATGATGTATCTAGTGCACGTATAGATTTTCAGTCTACAGTAAATGCTAATGATGCCTTTCAATTAGTGCAGGATGAGATAGAGACTATAGAAGAAGAAATTATTACACATAAAAAGGCAGTAGAACGTGGTGTAGAAGGTGCACAGTCGGATCTTCTAATAGCCCAAGATAAATTAGAAAAAGCAGAAAAGAAAAAACTACAAGTTTTAAATGAGCAGTTTGTACCCTATGTGCAAGACCAAGCTGCAGCTTACTATGGTGAAACTTTTGTGAAGCGAATGGGTAGTCAGTACGACAACATCGTTGGTGTTCCGGGATGGACTGCAGCGACTTTGGGTGGCGCAATAGAGGAAGAACCTTCTTCTAATTTAGCTCCCCAAAATTCTTTACGTCCTAGAGCTAGACCTAGTACAGAAAGCCTGAGCGATGCTAGCTCGCCTACTGGGATTCAAACTAATACAGATCAACCTAAAGCACCTACAGTGCCTTCTGTTCCAGCCCCTGCAGCGGATCAACCAGTAGAGACTGTTAAGATTGTTAATCAAGACAACGCTCCTATCCCTGTACAAACACAGGACATGGAAGGTTTACCCTTCTCGTTAGAGCCTGATGCAGTAACATTTACTTCCGTTGTATCACCTAAAGCAACTATTTTTGAAGACGGTGAAGGTAATATGAGGGTGTTTAACCATGAGACAGATGAAACCCTTAGCGTAGAAAATTCAAGGTTTCTTTTAGAGCAGCCTGAGATGCAGGAAGAGATACAAACAAACCCTGATGCTAAACCTATCTTAGAGAGCAAGGCATTTGTAGAGCAGCCTATAAACCTCAGTGATAGAGGCACTAGCCCTCGTGATACAGCAGCTATCAACATCACTAAAGTCAACAACTGGAAAAAGTCTATGTCAGATGTTACTCTGGCAGAGTGGAAAGAAATGTCTCGTAAGGAGCGTGTAGCTGCAGGTCTACCACCACGCCCTCTTGATATGTGGTCTGTAGGGGCAGGGGCATTTAAAGATGTAGTGCAACCAGTTGTAATAAGCCCTGCAGAAGAAGAGGCTAGAGTTATTGCATCAGATCCTTTGGATGTACCCAATGCAAAGCCACCCAGTACCCCACTACAAGGTTTAGGTGATAGGCCAAGGAAACCTAAAGCAGGTTTTGATGATCCTGACGTATCTACTTCAACACCTGTAAGAGATAAAATGGGCTTCTTTATGAAGTATGACGATCAAATGCTAGAAGCTATGGAAGAGTTTGGTATCACCAAAGACGATCCTATTTCAGAAGTTAAAGAAGCACTAGCTGCTTGGTTTGAAGAAAACTCAGGCAACTCAGAGCTTGTAGCTGACTCTACTTACATGGATCTAGACAACGCTGCCAGTATTATTTTGCAAGCCCTTAATATGATGGAAGAGTAATATGAGTGTTTCTATACAAGAGTTACTGGATAGAAAGAAAAAAGAAGAGGCTCCTGTTTCTTCTATAGAGCCTAAACAAAAAGGTATTTCTATAGATACCCTTCTCGCTAGAAGAGATGCTGCTCAAGATACAAACGTCAAGCAAGGCAAACTAAAGAAAGATGATCTAAAAAAGTCTGCCAATGCTGCTAAGATACGTGACTACATGATGTCTAGGTTTGGATATCAGTACCGTGATGGCGGTGAATATGATGATGATAAACTTGTAGAACAGTTTTTTGATCATATGCGAGCGTTCAATACAAACGTTGTATCTACTGCAAGCGAGGCTAGATTTGTATCTAAGGCAACAGAGTTAGATAAAGTAAAAGCAAAGCAAGCATATGACCTATATGATCAAACAGGTAGTGTGTTTGTAAACGATGGGGTACTTGGGGCTGTAGATGGTATAAAGGATTATATCTTTGCTGCAGCTAAAGACCCGTCAAACTATCTTGGTTTATTGACAGGTGGTATATCTAAAGCGGCTGGCTTTGGTATTACCCAAGGGGGAAAGCAAGCAGTTAAGCTTTCCGTAGCTAAGGCTACACAGGAAGCACTCAAAAAAGGTGCCTCTCGTGAAGCAGCAGAGAAGATCGGTAAAGAGGCGGGAGAGGCTGCTTTAAATCATGCTCTGTCTATAGGGGCTAAGAACCCTGCAGCTAAAAAGATTATGCGGGAGACAGCAAGGCGGGAGAGAGATCTTGCCCTACGCCGTGCTAGGTTACAGGCTCGACAGCAAGCTAAGCAAGACATAACAGAAGGTGCAGCTAAGAAGTCTTTGTATGCTACAGCAGCAACAGACACATCCCTAGCAGTGCTGCAGGATCTACAGATTCAGAATCTTATGATTGATGTAGAGTCACAGGATGAGTACAGCTTGTTACAAACAGGTTTTAGCTCACTCTTTGGTGTGGCTGCTCCTGGTGCCCAAATAGTTGCAGGTAAAATGAAGGGTAAGTCTGGTTACGCAGATCTAGGATTAGAAGGTGAGTTAGCTGCTATGCGTGAGAAACGTACTAAGCCAGTAACAATAAAGCTAACTAACTCTCAAATAGATGACGTAACAGCAGACATCAAAAAGAATGTTCGTAGCTGGAAAGAGAAAGTTGAAGCTGGCAGAGATATGTTCAGTAGAAACATTACAGACACAGATGTATTCTCCCAGATTATCTTAGGCGCTAATGGTAAAGGCACAGTAGATGGATTGGCTTTTCAGTTAGCTAAGTCGGGGCATAAGCTACCCAATAACGTTACTATATCTGACGCCCTAAGTAACATTGTTCCACAGCTTCCAGAAGATGAGCTAACAGAGATAAATAAACTGTTGAAGATTACAGGTATTACATTAGGTGATGCCACTAGCTCACAGAAGAACCTGCAGGACTTGGTAGCGTTTGAGGCAAGCCGTGGTGGTTCTACGCTTAACGTGATGAGTCAGGCAGCTAAGGTAGTAAATGGTACTCTACTGCACGGTGAAACTATTATCAGTGAGGCATCAGGGGAGATCTTAAAGAAGGAAGCTGAGAAAGCTAAACGTGCACAGCCTTTCGCTTATGGTCAAAACCTGTGGCGCAGAATGCTTGTATCGTCAACATCTACAACTGCAGTAAACGTTGCTGGCTTTGCACAGTACGCTACTGTTTCAACCCTAGCTGATGTGCTTAATGGTTATGGTCACATTGCTTTGAGCATGACACAGAAGGGGCAGAAGGCTGTTGAGACACGTAGACGCGGTAGAGTATATCTAGATATGCAAGCGCAGAAGATGCGTAACTTGTTAGATCCCTACACTACGCATGACGCATATATGGCTTTTCTTGGTCAACACAAAGACGTAAGCAAGATACTCTTTGAAACGGTATCAGGTGGTGTAGAGCGTACAGGCAAACGCTATGGCATAGACACATCTAAAGGTGTAGCCAAGAAGCTTGAGACTATTGCAGATGCCGCAACAAAAATATCTGGTGTACGTATTCAAGATAGCTTTACCAAGTCACAGATGTTTATGGGTGAGCTAGATAAGTATGTACGGCTCAAGCATGACAAAGATCTTATGACTGTTCTTAAAGAAGGTGATATAGATCTTATCGATAATGACGTTATTGGTGGTGCTCTGGATCAAACACTGCGCTCAGTTTTCTCTAAAGATTACACAGCGCAGGAAAACTTCTTAGGTTTAGCAGCAGGACAAATTGAGAAGCTTTCTAACATCCCCGTAGTAGGTACTATCCTACCTTTTGGGCGCTTCTTTAATAACGTTATAGCTACAGGCTATCAGTGGTCAGCAGGTGGTGCCGTTGATATGGCAAGCGCTCTGGTACGTGGTGCTGCTAAGAAGGGCGAAGACGTAGACATGCTCAAGCCTACAGAGGCTTTTTCTAGAACGCTGGTTGCATACTCTACTGTAGGTCTAGCTATAGCTTATGATGAAGAGCGTAGAAAGAAAGGCTTAGGAGTTTACGAAGTTGAGTCAGGCGCAGGTAATGTAATTGACATGAAGAGCCAATTCCCAGCTTCTATGTTTCTACTGGCTGGACGTATACTTGGTATCAGAAAAGATGGAGACGTTGTACCATCAGAGCTTGTTACAGAATTAGGCAAGCAGATGGCAGTAGGTCAGTTTGCTTCTGATGCACAGTTTGGTAATGATCTTAACTCTATTGTAGACTTCTTCGTTAACATGGAAGGTGATGTAGATTACTTGAAGGCTGGGTTTGGATCAGGAATAACTAAAGCTGGTGGTAATTACTTATCTGGTTACACCCGCCCACTAGACACGCTAAACAAGCTTGTAGGCTTCGCAACTGAAACAGACACGGCTAAAGATGTACGTCAATCTCAGGGTATAGATACGCTGTCACAGTCTTCGCTTAAATATGTTGATAACTTAGCAGAAGTATTTATTGATGCCATTGATACTGCTAAAGGGGATCTCAATGATAAAACAAAGAATACTCTTACAGGCGAAGAGCTACGTGTAGGTATACGTGAAGGTGAGGTCTATGACCCCAACCCACTTGCTAAAGTTTTAGGTGTGACTATTAAACAAAGGCGTACTGCAGCAGAAGAGTTGTACTCTGTGGCTGAGATGGCACCGTGGACTGCAGGGGAGAGATCTGAGATTGCTGGGTACGATAAGGTCTTTAACAAAGTATTTGCACCTCTATTAGAGAGGGAGTCAAAAATGTTGTTAGCTGATCCTAAGTTTAAAAAGGCTAACTTACAGCAAAGACGTACTATGGTATCTGACAGGCTGACTAAGATACGTGCAGATGTAAAATCTTACTTAGAGGCAAGCTCAGACTCTGATACCATTATCCAGAGTTTACGCAGGAAAGCATCGGCTACTGGCAATAGAAACTCTAAAGCAGAAGCAAAGAGGTTTATGAAGAACAAGGGAGCTACAACAAATATTAGAGACATGAATTACAATGAATTGTATATGTATCTAAATTACCTAGACTACCACGATCAAGTCTACAAAGAATAGCAGAGGGGGCGCACTAAGCGCCCCTTTCTTTATTTAATACCATACTTTTCAGCAGCGAGCTTAGCCCACATCTGTGACTCAGTAAGTCGCTCTAAAGCGTTCTCCTTTTCATCACAGTGATGTAGGTTTCTATTGTAGTGCACTTCTAAGCCTGTTGCCTGTGTTGTCAGGTCAGCCTTAAAAAGATTAGTCTTTGTGTCCATGTATGCCTTGGCTTCTCGTTCTAGTTTCACTGGTATTCCTTTTATTGTAGTGCACTTTTAAGTAAGTAAGAGCTTTTTCTACACCGTCTATATTATCCTGCAATAAACCAATTCCAGCATTACAAAAACGACATACCCAACCTCTAAACTCTTCTTTTTCATGGCAATGATCTAATACAATGTCTGATGATTGTTTGCCACAACAGTCACATATACTTGGCTTAGGTGGAGCCTGTGCTTTTAATGCCTTTCTAAGTCTTACCTGACTATTTACACATTTTCTACATCTACCATCGTGATTATCTTTATGCCCTACATGTTTAGAGAAATGGTAAAAAGGTTTGTACTTATTACACGCAATACAAACTTTACCCTCACCTATAAACATCTCTTCGCTCTGGTATTCAGAGCATTTAAAAAGCTCATACTGCATTATGTACTTTCTGGTACTTGGAAGCAGTAGTATTTCACATCAGAAGAAGGTGAAGGTTTAGTCCTAATCAATCTCTCTTTTATTGGATCAGCAAACTGTTTGCATTCTTGATAACTATTAAAAAAGACATCATGGGCTTGCATCTTATACGCCGCCCCATGAAACATGATTAGGACTAAAACATACATTAGAACCAGCCTTTAACTTGATCAACAAGTACAGGGCCATACTCTGCAGTAAGAGCAACAACTTCACCTACCGCTGCCATACCAATACCTGCTACTACCATAAATTCAAAACCTGTCATATCATTCTCCTTTCAAGAGTTTTTTCAGGTCTGTGTAACCACCAATGTGATTACCTTCTATATCCCAGATTTGGGGTACAGTCTTTATACCTGACTTCTTAAACAAGTCAAGTAACCACTTGGAGTCATTGAGAGAGTAGTACTGAGCAGCAAGGCCGCTATCTCTCAACAACCCCATAGCTTTGGAGCAGTGAGGGCAGTCAAGCCGCCCCACTAATGTGTATACACTCATGTCAGATCTACCAACTCACAGGAATCACCTGTACACGCCATAGTCTGACTACCTGCAGTATTGTCTTCGCTTTCGTACTCAGTAAGCTCTGACCAAGCAATGCTGGTAGGCATCTTAGCTAAAAGCTCTTCATACTCTTCCTTAGTACAATCTTGGTAGGGTGCTTGCTGATACGTGTGATCTGTATGAGGCAGGAATGATACACCAGACATTTCATCAAAGTGTTTGTAAACAAATGCACCCACTTCCATCCATTCAGCATCCCGTACCGATATAGTCACGCTTGGTTTATGCTCACACCAATGTCGCTGATAGGTAAGCCACAACTCTAGCTGCTCAATAGCTGTCATATCATTACGTGTAACCGCATTCTCAGGTGACTTTACAGGGAAGCTAAATACTGTGGTTGTGTCGCCCTTCATTACACAAGGCTCGTTAGGGATACCTTTGTCTTTCATAAACTGTGTTAGCGGATCTTTATTATCACCGCGCACAGTACGGATATAATAGGCACTATGGCGAGCGTGAATCCCAGAGGCTGAATCCACCAGTTGTGATACCGTTCCCGATGGTTTATTGCATGTAATCGCTGCAGATACAGGTATATTAAGCATACCAGCAAATTCAGCGTTAGTATTGACAGCCACACTACGTAAATGCTCAAGAGTCTGCTCCAATCCTTGATTCTTAGACGTCATTAGAGGGTTATCCATAACACCTGTAAGTGATACGCCAAGTAAGCGCTCTTCTTCTGTGTTCTTCTGCCATACTTTACGCAAGTAAGGAAACTTAGTGTAAGTAGACTGTACTGTTCCCAGAATAGTAGCCAGACGTACCTTACGCTCTAGGTCATCAATAGTGTCAGTAGAACGCACAACAACTTCTGTTAAGTTACAGAATTGGTACGGGCGCAAGCTGATCTCACTGCAGGGGTTGCAGCCAAACTCATAGTTAGGATCACGACGCCCATGCTTCGCTGCTAGATCGACACAAGCTTGACGGTTGAAGACACCACGCTCACCTGATTTAGATGCTACAAGGGCTGTCCACTCACGCATGAATGTCTCCATGTCAGGCTTCTCTGTGTACCCTACGCTGTTGTTAGCTAAGGCTCTCCACGGGGCTGTTTCCCACCACTGTCCTGACTTAGCATGACGCATACGGTCATCACTTAGGTTAGACAAACTAATCATAGCTGAACGGCGTACACCACCAACTACAACGATCTGACCAATGAAGCACATAAGATCATGGCACTCAATGCTAGATAGCTTGCGTCCTTGTGCAGCCTTGAAGGTTGTGATAGCAAAGTTAAACAATTCAACTAGAGGCGCTGGGCCGCTTGCTCTACCACCAAACGTCTTGAGCCTAGCACCTGCAGGGCGTACCAAACCAATATCCCACTGAGGGATCTCACCAGCCCAAAGGAGTGCCAGCAATTGTCTGAAAGCTTTAGCCCAACCTTCCTTACTGTCCTTGACAACGATTGTAGTCTCACTATCGAAGAGTTGAGGTATTTCAGGGAGCTTGCTAACGTACTGCCTCTCAACACTGAAACCGACACCAGTACCACACAAGAGGATGTACATAGCCTCATCGAAGGACTTAGGGTCATCTACGGGTAAATAGCTGCAGTTATAGCCAGCAGTATTATCTCTATCTAAAGCTGGGCCAGCAGTCATAAGCGCTCGCATAGATGGCATAATATCTGTGTTGAGTATTGCAGATTCAATCTCTCTACAAACCTTGCTGTCCAATAAAGCATTTACTACATTGATCATGTAGCGCTCTACTGTGTCTGTCCAAAACTCACGGCCATAACCATCATAGTATTTGGCATAACGTGATTTGTGGATAAATGTCTGGTAGTCTGTTGGTAGTAGGTTGCTCATCTATTGTCTCCTGAACCCTTTAGTTTTCCGCGCTGCTCTCTGTCATCCAGCTTTGCCATATTCATTTCCATAGTCTTCTTTAAGTTACCGCCAAAGATATTCGATAATGCAACAACGTAGAACAACACATCCCCTAACTCTTTCAGTACATCTTCATCACTAAACTTTCCTTTGTCACGAAATAGTTTCTTTATCTTTTCTGCAACCTCTCCTGATTCTCCTACAAGACCCAAAGTGTTTTCTACTAAGCGCTCTCGCCCTTTAGTAAAAACTTTGTCTTCTACAAACTGACTGTAGAAACGTAAGGGATCGCTATCCCAATCAGGGCTGTTCTGAAACATGTCGAAGTAACCAAATGCTTCTAAGTCTGTCTCGTTAATCATTGCCGCTCCTTAACTATTAAATTTCGTATTTTTACATCATCAACATCATACATAACATTTGTTATTAGGTCATAAACATCTTCCTGATGGTGCTCATCAGACGATGATAGAATGTTGTTTTCTTCCTCTACGTTTAACATAAACATAACACTAAATGTCTTGGTGTTCATTTGTGATTCTCTTTGTAGTTATCTATTAGCCAACCTAAGTATACCTGCGCCTTCTCTAAGTCTTCCAGACCATTCTTATACTCGTGACGCCAAACGTATTTCAATACATTACCAGCCATATACGCACTTGTACCATCCATCTTACATGTCATAGCACGTATAGCTTCTATACACTCTATCCCAGCTTGATTATAGTGTACGGGTTTATTTACAGGATCTACCATTAAGCACTTCCTTGTGTTTTAGTGAACGCATTAAGTGTATATACGTTACCTTTCTTGCTGTAAACCTCTTCTTTTTCTGCATCTGATAACTCTTTTTCAGCAGCAGCATATTGCTCAGGAAATATATCTTTTAGCATTTCCTGTTTATATTCGACAAGCTCTTCCTCAAACTCAGGGTAATCTGCTAGAAAGGTTAAAGACGCTGCCATAGAAAGCGCAGCCTCAAAAGCTGCATGTGCTGCGGGCATAGGCGCATCTATGACCTCACCAAAGGCTAAACCTGTAGCTAACTCAAGCGTCCAATTACCCTCTTCATCCATAACAGGCTTTATAATAACAGCAACTTCATCATCTTTTACTTTGTAAGACATCACTTCTTCCTTTGTGTTTTGAGTGCTACTCTTTCAAGCTTACACCGCCTACCTTTTTCTTTTAGCCACTCTACAGGTATTAACCTATGTGACCACAAGAAGCCATGTTTATCGCACCAGTTATAGTAGCGAGATTTGGCACCTTTATACAACTTAGCATTTGCGTTACTAAATACAAAGCGTATGTCTAGCTCTGGATGTTGCTCCTTTACTGCCAAGTGCTTGCGCCTGTCTTCGTTATCAAAGATACCTTTTGTTTCTATAAAGATACCATTGTCTAACTCAAAGTCAGGTGTGTATGTCCGATAGCGTAGGTCTTCCCATTCTATCTTTATCTTTTCATACAACACCTTCTTTTGGTTGACCTTTAGAAATGCAGCAGCCTCTCTTTCAAGGCCACTACGATAAGTCTTACGCTGATGTTTCGGTTTCATCTGTCTCTTCTTGATCAGCAATTTCAACAATCATACCACCTAACATACTACAGCGAGCTTGCAGTACTTTGGTTAAGTAATCCATACGGCCAATTTCTGATTGAGCTAGAATGATTTCTTGATGCATAGTTACCTGCTCTTCGTTGAAGTCATCAGTGTAATAGTCTTTATCATTAATAATTAATTTAGCCATGTCTTTAATCCTTTAATCTACATAGTCTACCATTTTTGGGTTCTTAGCTTTTGATGCTCTAGCAGGTTCTGTACTTAGGTTAGGCCAGCACTTATGTTTAAAAGCGCAAAAACCACACTCAGTACCTAGCTTCTTAAAGCCTGTCTTCTTCTTGTAAAACGTTTCTTCGATTGGCTCAAAGCAACGCTCGAAGGGCTGGTCTTGATCTATATAATCAACCGTATCCTGGATATCATCTAGCACAGATTGTTTGTTTACCTCAGAGGCTGAGACATACTTAAACTCACCATTAGCTTTATTGATAACCCACCAGCCGCCAACACCTTTACCTGCACCCTCTGCGTAGCCTACAAGCTGTGGGATGTAACCAAAGCTATCACCACTCTCTAGTGCATCAAATGAGGCAAACTTGTTTTGGTATGACCAAGGAGAGGCAGACTTTACATCGTCAATCTTACCATCCAACTCCATGTCATACTCACCGTTTATCTCTTGACCGTGAGGTAGCTTTAGTGTGACTTTATCGTTGTCCTTAAAGTCTATACCAGCAGAACGCATGATGCCCTTAAACACAGCTTCAACAATGTCACCTAAGACCATGTTCATCAAGAAGTGTGGTGGGAAAGGGGTCTTATCCTTTGGGTCATTCTTTTCATACCACAACTGACACTTAGGCTTACCAAGATTGGACATACGCATACGAAACTCGTCACGCGGCCCACTAGCAAACTGCTTTAGCATAGCAGCCTCAACATCAGAGGCGACTTTAGAAGCCACCTCTTTTGACATTGATGCCTCACCTGCCATAGCCTTCTGTAAGTAAGAGAAGATTGCTAATTCAGCAGGATGTTCCATTACTCTTCCACTTCTACGATTGAAGCTACAATCTCTTTGTCGGCGTGTGA